CGAAACGGTCGTCGATATCTTCCTCGCCACCGCCGAGGCGCTCGCCGAGTGGGAGCCGCGCTTCCGCGCGCGCCGCGTCCAGGTGGAGCGCGCCGAGGCCGGGCGCTTCGACCTGGTCGTCGAAGGGGATGTCGCCGGCGTCACGCGGGCGGTGCGCACCGCCCTTGGGGGTGGCGCATGAGCCGCTTTGTCCAGATCGACCTGTCGGCCCTCACGCCGCCCGATGTCGTCGAGACCCTCGACTTCGAGGCGATCGTGTCCGCCATCAAGGCCGATGTCGAGGCGGCCGCGCCCGAGCTCGCCGACGTGCTGGCGCTGGAAAGCGAGCCGGTGGTCAAGCTGATCGAGGCATTCGCCTACCGCGAGCTCCTGTTGCGCCAGCGGGTCAACGACGCGGCCGAAGCCGTGATGCTCGCGCGCGCCGCGGGCGCGGACCTCGACAACCTCGCCGCACTCTTCGGCGTCGAGCGGCTCACGATCTCGCCGGGCGACCCGGATGCGGTGCCGCCCATAGAGCCGGTGATGGAGACCGACGACGCGCTGCGCCAGCGGGTGCAGCTGTCGCTCGAGGCACAAAGCGTGGCCGGCCCCGAGGGTGCCTACCTCTTCCATGCCCGGGCTGCCGACGAGCGCGTGCGCGATGCCAGCGTGATCTCGCCCGGGGCCGGCGAGGTTCTGGTCACGGTGCTCGCCTCTTACGGCGACGGCACCGCGCCGCAGGACCTGGTGGACGCGGTCGAGGCGGCCGTCAGCGCCGAGGATGTGCGCCCGCTCACCGATCACGTCACGGTGTCGAGCGCCGCGGTGGTCGATTATGCAATCGAGGCCGAGCTCACGCTCTATCATGGCCCCGATGCCGACGTGGTCGCCGACGCGGCGCGCGCCAGCGCCGAGGCGTTCGCGACCCGTCATCACCGGATCGGCCACGACATCACGCGCTCGGGCCTCTTTGCTGCGCTGCACGTCGAGGGGGTTCAGCGCGTGGAGCTGATCCAACCCGCGGCCGACATCGTGGTCGACGACACGCAGGCCGCCCATTGCAGCTCGATTTCCGTGAGCGTGGGAGGGCGCGATGTCTGAGTTCGCTTCTCTCCTGCCGCCGAATGCCACCGACGCCGAGCGCGGCGTCGAGCGCGCCGGGCTTCGCCTCGACGAGATGGCGGTGCCGGTGCATCACCTGTGGAACCCCGACACCTGCCCGGCCGCGCATCTGCCCTGGCTCGCCTGGGCGCTCTCGGTCGACAACTGGGAGACCGACTGGCCGGAGGCGGTCAAGCGCCAGACCCTGCGTCGGTCGGTCGCCGTGCACCGCCGCAAGGGCACGCCGGCGGCCCTGCGCGATGCGCTGGGTGCCACCGGCTTTGCCGAGGTCGAGATCGACGAGGGCCTGCCGGTCGCGCGCTACGACGCCACCGAGACCCATGCCGGGGCCGAGACCTATGGCGGCGGTACCCGCTGGGCCATGTTCACGCTGACCCTGGACCTGGGCGAGTGGCGCGGGCTGAGCGACGAGGGCGTGGCCCGGGTCATCGACGCGGTCGGCCGGGTCAAGCCGGTGCGATCGCACCTGGCCGATCTTGCCTTCCGAGTGGGGGTCGCCGACACGGCCGAGCTGTCGGAGAATGCCGAGACCGAGGTCGCGCACACCGCGTCCGACGTCCTGCCCTGGGGGCGGCGGTACGACGGCACGACAGAGCACGACGACGCGGTGCGGCTGGCGCATGACGGGACGCAGGATCACGCTGGGGCCGTGGCCTATGCCGGCTGGACCGACATCGAGGGGCGTCATGATGCCGTGCGGTCGCGGGGTCGGATCGAGATCGACCTCGGCCAGTCCGACCGGATGGAGATCGCGCCCAGCCATGACGGCCGGTTCCGGCACTCGGGGATCACGCATGGCGCGGGTCAGCCGCCGGCGGCCGACACGGCGATGCCGATCATGCTCACGCGCCACCGGCTGCATGACGGCCGGCACCGGCATGCGGGCGCGGTCCATGATGGCGCGCTGAACTTCGACGCAAGCCAGCCCTACTGGGCGGGCATCTATCACAGCGGGGCAGAGACCACCGCGATGACGGCAATGTGAGGGGCACGATGCAGGCAACCGACAGGCTGACAGTGAGGGGCGCACTCGACATCACCGTGCGCAGGCAGGGAGTGATCATCGAGCGGATCGCCATGCCCAACATGATCCTCGAGGCCGCCCGCACGGCAATGGCGGCCCTGATCGCGGGCGACGGCGCGGGCAAGCACATCGCCGAGATCGGCGTGGGCACGAACGGCGACGGCCCGGCGCCCGGCGATACCGGGCTGACCGGCGCCTTCACCAAGCCGGTGAGCGGCTTTGCCTACCCGGCCGCCGGCGAGGTGCGCTTCGACTGGCGCCTCGAGACGACCGAGGCCAACGGGCTATCGATCCGCGAGTTCGGGCTGATCACGGCCGACGGGACGCTGTTCGCGCGCAAGACCCGCGCGGCGATCGAGAAGGCCGACGACATCAGCCTCGACGGCAGCTGGACCATCATCTTCTAGAGAGGAAACAGACATGGCGAACCTATCCGAAAACGCCTCCTGGCCGAGCGGCATCTACCAGATCGAAACCACCGACCCCGTGGTCGGCGGTGCGGACGGGATTTCGAACGTCCAGGCCAGGCAGCTGGCCAATCGCACCGCCTGGCTCAAGCAAAAGGCCGACGAGCTGGTCGAGGCGCGCGGCGACGAGGCGACGCTGGGCGACCGGCTCGATCTGCTGCAGGCGCTGTCGCCCGAGCACCAGGTGGCGATCATCGGCGCCGCGCAGGAGGCCCTGGGCCTCGCCGGCGTGCTGTCGCGCGAGATCGACGTCATCCGCAACCGGGTGCTTGCCCAGGGCGAGGTGGTGCTCAAGAACAAGCACGTCATCTCCGGGATGGTGCTGACCAAGTCGGGGATCCGCGCGCTCGACCTGTCGCAAAGCGGCACCGTGGGCAGCGGCTCGTCGCGTGCCTGGATCGACGGGCTGACCATCACGCTGGCGGACGAGGCGAACCACGTCTCGGTGCCCACCAACGAGACCGACGAGGAGGTCACCTACTACGCCTTCCTGCATGACGGCCCGGGCGGCTACGGCGTCGGCGTGGCCCAGCAGGTGCCCGATGACGGGATGACGCTCTACCGGCTCGACCTGCCGGCGAACGACACCGCCGGAGATTTGTCGGCGGTCACGCTGACCGACCTGCGCGTCGTGCGCCCGCAAAGCGGCTGGTGGGTCGATGCAGCGCCCTTCGTCTCGATCGCCTTCGCCGAGACGCTGCCTGCGGCCGATTACGGCGTCGAGATCGAGGTCGAGGACGCCACCAACCTTGCCGGCGTCGGCGCGCTGACCGCTTACGACAAGGCGCGCAACGGCTTCAAGATCAAGGCGAGCGGCTCGGCCGACAATATCCGCATCCGCTGGACCCTTCTCAACCCCCGCTACCAGTGAGGCTTAAATGGACGTTCAACACATGACGAAAGGCCGGGTGCTCGAGCACCACCTTGAGGGCACCGAGCTGCATATCGGCACCCCGGCGCAGGTCATCGACCTGGCCGCGCGCGAGCGTGACGCCGAGGTCGCGATCGGCCTGCGCGCCAATGCTGCCGGCGCGCTCGACCCCGAGGGCGACCTGCACGCCGCCACCATAATCATCCCGCCGCGCCGCTACGAGATCAGCGAGGTCACCGAGGAGACCGACGGCGAGACCGTCACCTACCAGGACCGCATCGCGCAGCCGCTCAATGTCGCGGCCGTGACCCTGCAGCTCTACGGGCTGCCGGACCTGCCCACGGAAAACGAGGAGTAAACACCCATGTCCATCATCATCTCCGCCCCCGACGCGTTCCGGCAGTCGGTCGAGGCCGCCTCCGGCGGCGTCAACACGGTGCTCTACGACGACCGGGGCTACCCGTCGATCATGACCGTCGTGCCCCGGTTCAACATCGAGGACATCGACCCTGCCCTGGGCAGCGGCGTGCACCCGGCCTTCACCATCGACGGCGCGCAGAAGTCCGAGATCATGGTCGGCAAGTTCCAGGCGACGATCCACGACGATCGCGCGCTGTCCCTGCCCGGCCAGGATCCGGCCGCGAGCATCAATTTCGACACGGCCGATCAGCGCTGCGCCGACAAGGGGCCGGGCTGGCACATGATGACGAATGCCGAGTGGTCGGCCGTCGCGCT